TCCATACCATCGCGCATCAGAATCTCTCTGATCTTTTCAGCGTCATACACCAACACACCAACACGTTGTTGGTCGCGCCATATAAGCGCAGGGCCAATGATTGCATCATCGTAGTGGTCGTATTTGATCATCGCTTCATCCCCCTAATAACTACAGTAAAACTGTCAATCGTGTCTTTACCAAACACAGTCATCTTCTCAATCTCTTTGGCAACTTCTTCTATAGCGTCGTTGCGTGTGTTGTTCATTTGTTCCAGTGTGTCAAGCAACACTTTACGTACCGCTTGATAGTCTTCTTCGTTCATATCTTTTCTCCTTTTCTGCGTACATTTCCCAAACAATTTTTGCGTTAGTACCCCAAATATCTCCAACCAAATACTTTAACTCTTGATACATATCAGGGTTTGCTGTCTTCAAATGTTCTACCCATTCAACATCAGAGACCATTGGTTTTAGCTCGTCCCACTTCTTACGTAGCTCACGATCAGCCTTGTACATTCTCTCTTCTACTTCTCGCCTTTGCTTAAATATGGCATGGTCACGGTCTATCTTTGCTTGTGCTCGTGCTTCTCTCTGCTCTTCGGCTCTTGCCCGTTCCTCTGCCCATCTTGTTCTAGCAGATTCTTCTTCCGCTTTCTTCTCTGCTGTCGATACGTAGTACCCGATCAACTGCCTAAGTACATCCGAACGTTGTGGGTGCTTCATGTGACGTAGTGCCTTGGCTTCGATCTGCCGAATGCGCTCACGTGTTACATCAAACCTAGTGCCAACTTCTTCTAGTGTGTAGTCGTGTGTCAAACCAATCCCATACCGTAAACACAGCACCTTCTTTGATCTTGGGGTTAGTGTGTCCAACACCTCCTCAACAACTCTAATCATCTCTTTCTTGTGCAACTCTTCTACGGGGTCAACATACTCTCTGTCATCAGTGGGTAGGCATGGCAACTCAGGTAAATCTTCATCGCGCAGATAACCATGCGTGTAATACACTTTTTTTAATTCATCACTTGCACCCACAAAAGTACCGTAGGGTACGGTGTGCCCTTTGTACGTGCTACCGTGTTGTCTTCTAGCAGTCTCCATAACTCTCTCCAATCCCTGCCTCGCAGTTCAATGGAATGCCCTGTGCCCATGATGGTACAAATCGCATGCACTCCATCACATACGCCATAGCTTCCTGTGCTTCTTCTTTTGGTGCCACACACGCTACAGCATCATGAACAGTGAGTACCACACGATACTTCCTGCTGATCTTGATTAGCTGTTCGCCAATGATGCAACGTGCCAAGCCCTGACAAATGTTCTCTGTTAACTTGCCGCCGTACAGCTTCACCGCGCCTTTGCGTGAATCATAAATATACTGGTCTTTTCCGTCTTTGTCTCGTACTTTTCGTAAATTTGGGTATCTTTGATACAACCCGTTGGGCATGAGGATTCCCTCTGCACTTATGCTGATACACCCATTACCCCACGTAGCGGTACGCTTCTTACTCATAGCATCAATCGCCGTGGAACCGGACTTCCATAGGGTGGGGATACTAGGATAGGTACCACGGTAGGTAGAGATAATCCTTGCAGACTCCTCTGCACTGACCGACACGCCGAAAGTCTTGAGTTGCGTTTGGAACTTCGCACTGCCCATGCCATAACCCGCTCCAAGAATGGTGGTTTTGCCAACAAATCTTTCAGACGGGGTGACCTCTTCTCTTTCCTTGCGGTAGATAGCCGATGCCATGATCTTGTATACGTCCTCGCCATTTCTAAATGCCTCCACTAAATCATCTTGCTGTGCGAACCATGCAAGTACCCGCGCCTCGATCTGCGCAGAATCGCAGTCAATGATCACGTGACCCTCGGGTGCAAGGATGGCCTTCTTGAGCTTCCCTGCGTTATCACCACGTGAGGGAAAGTTTTGGAAATTGATCTTGTCTGAACCACCCCACCGTCCGGTGTGTGCGGCGTAGTAGGAGAGGGGAACAGGTATCTTTCCCCTTCCCGCAATCCCGATGAGACGCTCGGTACGTGTCTCTTCCAACGTAGTCTTGTTACCCAATCGTGCCGCAACAAGTGTCTGTACGCGCTCATCAGGGTGCTCGGCCAAAGCCTTGAACCCCTCGTCAGACTTAGCCAATGCCAACGCTTCCTTACCCGTAGTCAGACTGATCTTCATGGGCGGCTCAACGCCTAACCCACGCAAGACTTCGGCAAACTTTTGGTTGGACATCAAGTCTTCAATGTTCGCACCACATTCATCCAGCAGCTTGCGCTTGCGTTCCTTCACTTCTACAAGATGTTGCTGTAAGAGAGACTCATCTAGGCGGAGCTGTGGCTCTGTGAACATACGGATCGTCAGGTCGATCAGCTTCAACTCAACCTTCTGAAACATAGGTAGCAGGGTCAGGAACAAGTCGTAAGTCAGGTCAACGTCATTGATACAGTACGCCCCATACTCTGCAAGCTGTTGCTCTGAGAAGTCACGCCGCCGCAGGTTAACGGCCTGTAACACTTCCTCACCCTTCACGCCTAGTTGATAGTGCAGTGCCAACTTCTTGAGACTGTTGCCCACCTCGATGCCGTTGATTGCACGTGCCATGCTCAAGGTATCTGCAATAGCTTTTGGTCTAATATCAAAGTGCCAGTTCAATATCGCCATGTCGAACATCGCATTGTGTGCAACCACCATGCTGTTGTCCCAATCGAATTGATGTAACCAAAGGTCGATCTCAGCCAACGAATCACTGCACCATTGTGTGGGCTCATCGTTGACCTTGACCGCCACCCCGACCACCTCGAACCGTGGGTCACGTACATACTCTTCAGTCGTTTGGGTTTTGAACCCCAAGTCCTTAGTGGTGTAGTACGTCTCAAAGTCCAGTGTTATGAGATTCATTTTTGTTCTCGGTATATGAGCATTGCATCCGCTTGTGCATAAGCAACTCGGGCTATCTCTTCCTTGACATCTTTTTCCATAAATACGCAAGCATCCACAAACTCTTTGTCACTTATGTAAGACTGCATAGCCTTTGCCGCAAAGTAATCACGCAGACTCATACCGTTTGTAACGCCAACGGGAAATGCAGGGCCACCTGTATGTAACATAATTTTCTCCTTAAAAGTTCAAACCAAAGAACGCCTTCAGGTACGGCTCAAAGTCAGCCGTCTTAAAGATACCCATCTCACCTGTTGGTCGATACCCCATACCAATTTCTTCACCACCATCCAGTGGCCACAGCAGATAGTCACCTATCACCATGGCATGTCTTGGCACGTCATCTATCTTGTAGTGACCACGAAATTGCCCGTCTTCAAATACTTCCCCAAACATACGGGGTGCATGGCCAGTCGCCTCTTCCAACTTGTGCAGTGCTTCTTTAACCTTGCTCATCGCACACCTCCAAAGATTTGATTGAGTTGTGTGTAAATAAACTTGGCCTCTTCTAACTGCATAGAGTAAGCGCCGAGTGATGTAGAGATAGTGATGTGCAAAGTTGTTGCACCAACAGCCAGTGGGGACGTGACCACGCGCTCTGTAGGAATCAACGTATCAATACCTTTCTCTACCTTGGCTTTGGCCTTGGGCTTCTTCTTTGTATATGCCTTGACCTTCTCACGCTTGGGCATGTTCGCACGTACTGCTACTGGCACTGCTGTGTAGGAAAATGTTGTCCTGCCCTTCTCACCATCAGGGGCTACCTCGATGCGATTCACAAAGTTCTTGTCATAAAAACCTTTGAGGATTGCAGGCACATACGTTACGGGTACGGTTGGCATTTCCTTGGTAATGTATGCACGTAACGCTTTACCCGTTATCCCGGGGTTCTTTGAAATCATATCCAACAACGTGTTGGACAGTTGTTTGTTTCTGCTGTCTGTTTCCACGATAAGTTCCTTTACTTCAGTTTGTTTCCACTCTTGAAATGCTTGCTTGATCTTCTCTTCCATCACGGTGTTCATTTGGTTTCCCCTTTCGATTTTTCAAAGTTCCTTGCCTCAAGTATTTGGTCTATCAATTTATGTGCATCTGTAATGTCTTGTACTAACGCATCGCACCAAGAGCCATCGTCTATGTACCCATCCGCAGACTCGGCAAGACGTTTCAATGCAATCAATAATCTGTTCTCATCTATGCTCATTACACACTCCTTTCTATTTGTCGCATTAAGTTACCAACATCTTCTATGTTGTCCTCATTGACAACAATAGCTAACCCACCTGTAGTTTTGATTTGCGCTATGTTCTTTTCTTGCAGTGCAGTTGTCTTACCCTTCCCTGCCTTGCACTCGATGCCAAAGAACTTACCTTTGTGACACCCGATGATGTCGGGTACACCTGACGCTCCATACCCACCTGTTGATGCGTAAAAGTAATACGCTCCAAACCCTTTGAGTATCTCCACCACCTTGGTCTTAACTTTCTTTTCCGGTGTCATTCTTCTCTCCTTTCAGTTGTGCTTCGTAATGTTTCATGGGCAGTCTTGCCTTGGCCTTCAAGTATTTGCGTAACCAATCAGCACCTCCCATGTCTTGAAATATCAACCAATCTAAATCTGACATACGCACTTGGCGTCCTATCAGTGGCATTGGCGGTTTAGGTCTTGGCATCCTTCAACCCTCCCACTTGTTGATGATGTCAGCAATACCGCCCTCTTGTACTTTGCGTAAGTTGCTACGTTCTTTGAGCATGGCACTGGCTTGTTCGTGTGCAACACTTGCAATCTCTTCGGGCTTGGTTGACTTGGGTGCTTTGTTCAGCATAGCCATCATCGCAAACCCCGCATACAGATCGTATAGGTTACTCTCATGATCATTCATCGTCCACTCCCAACGGTTAGTACCAGCGTTGTGAACAGCGCAACTAAAAAGATTATGTACAGTGTCATTGACATGTGATCTGGGCCTCGTATCCCTAGCAATGCCCGTTGAATTTCTTCCTCGTCATGGTTAAGTTGGTGCATAGGTTTTTTGTACATGCAACCAATCTCAATCCCTGTACTTGTTCTGTATACGTCTTTCATTCTGTCTCCTCTTGATCTGCTTTTAATTCGTTAATCCACTTACCAATTTCTTCATCTGAATAAAAAGTCAGAATCCAATCGGCTAACTCATGTACTGGGTTTTGTAACAGTACGTCATAGATCATATCTAATGAGTCTTTACCATATCGTGCTTCAATTTCTTCGGGTGTCATCTCATCTCTCCTTCTCTG